TATATATATAAATCAATCACTTAGCCACGGTCTAGTCAGTGGAAACATCGACAAAAGAGGAGGAAAGCCCGGAGGAACCTGAGCAAAAGGTCTGCGTTGTCTGCCGAAAGAGGCCAGCAACCTATTGAAAGAGGTGCCGGTGCTGCGTGCTGGATGTCCAACAAAGAAAGAATCGAATTATCAATTTCGGGATGGGCGCGTGAAACCGGACTTGACCGGCGAACGATCAGCAAAATCCTCGATCCGATCAAACACGACTCACAGGACAACCTCGCTAAGTATTGGACGGCTCGGGGATTCCTTGAGGGAGTGCGTCGCTATTACGCGCCAGAGGAGGAAACCACACTCAACGACGAAAGGCTGAGGCTGACAAAGGCTCAAGCGGACGAGCGCGAGATCGCGGTCGCCAAAGCTCGCGGCGAAGTTATCGAGGTCGAGCACGTTGCCCAGACGCTCGCCGACGTCATGGCGCAAATCAAAAGCAATCTGACAAATTTACCGCCCAAACTGGCCCCGGCTGTTTTCAACTCGACAACGGCCCGCGAGGTCGAGGAAGTGGCGAAGGATATCATTCATGCTGCCCTATGGCGTGCTTCAGAAGCGGTCGAGAATCTTATCAGCGGCGGCGAAGGCGCTGACACCTCCTCCGAGACAGACGATCAGCCAGTGGGCGGCGACCGAGAGGAGACTGAGCCCCGAGGCATCGGCTGAACCAGGCCAATGGCATAACGAACGCGCCCCTCACGCGGTCGCACCGATGGATGCGATGAGTCCATCTGACCCATGTGAGATTGTGGTGCTCAAATGGAGCGCCCAGAGCGCCAAGTCTGAAGTTCTGCTCAACTGTGCGGGCTTCTACATGGCGAACGACCCGGGTCCGATCATGGCCGTGCAGCCCAACATGAAACCGATGGGCGAATCGTTCGCGAAAGATCGAATCGCGCCAATGATGCGCGACACCCCTGCCCTATCTGGCCTTATCAAAGACACTGGGCGACGGGAGTCAAACAACACGATTTTCCACAAGGTCTTTCCTGGTGGTCACTTAACCATCTCAGGCGCTAACTCGCCCTCCTCGCTCGCATCACGCCCGATTCGGGTGTTGCTGATGGACGAGGTCGACAGATTCGAGGCTACCCGTGAGGGTGATGCCCAGAAGCTCGCGGAGAAGCGGACCAGGACCTTTCACAATCGAAAAATTTTAAAGGTATCGACCCCGACCTATGAGAATCACGGGATCGATGCCGAATATTCGAACTGTCAGCAAAAATGGCAGTGGCATGTCGCCTGCTTACATTGCGGCGAATTTCAATTCCCAGAGTTTAAGTTCTTTCATTGGGAAAAGGATCAGCCTGACACAACATCTTACACGTGCGGCGCTTGCGGCGCGGTGCATCAGCCTAATGAGGAGTTCAAGGTAAAGGCCACCGGAAAGTGGGTGTGCATCGAGGACTCTGGCAACAAGTCAAAAGGTTATCACTTCAATCAGTGGGCCTCGCCTTTTGCGCGATGGTCTGAAACCGTAGCGGAATTTCTCAATGCAAAAGACGACCCCCTCAAGCTCCAAACAGTCATCAACACTGCTTTCGCTGAGACATGGAGCGAAGCGGGTGAGTCTGTCGATCCTGCTTCTCTTTTCAGCAGGCGCGAGTCTTACTCTTTTGTCCCTTTGGGCGCCCTTGTCCTTGTTGCTGGTGTTGACGTGCAGGGCGATCGGCTGGAGCTGGAGGTCATTGGATACGGTGAGGGCGAAGAAAGCTGGGGAATTGAATACCGAGTCATCTGGGGAGACCCGGGCCGCCCGGAAGTCTGGAGCGACCTTGATCGAATTCTCTCCCAAACCTACAAAACCGAGGACGGGAGAAGTCTCCCTATAAGCGCGACTTGCATCGACTCAGGCGGTCATCACACTTCCGCAGTTTATGACTTCTGTTCAAAACGTGCAGGGCGTCGCGTCTTTGCCGTCAAAGGCATGGCGGGCGAAGGCAAGCCCATCGTCAGCGCGGCCAACGTCAAGCGATACGGTCGCACTGGAGGCAATGTACGACTGTTTACCATTGGAGTCGATACATGTAAGAGGATCGTCATGGGTCGTCTCGGCGTTGAAGAGGGCGCTGGCCTTTGCCATTTCCCGATGACTTACGACGAACAATACTTCGATCAACTCACCGCGGAAGAGATCAGGACGAAATACCAGCAAGGTGTGCCGACGCAGTTCTGGTATCAGATTCGCTCCAGGAACGAAGCTCTCGATATCCGCGTCTATGCCCTGGCGGCTTTAAAACTCCTCAACCCGGTCTGGACCGCTTTGCGACAGGCCCCGGATGAGCGACCGCAAAAGAAAAAGCAATCGACGAAGCCTTTTGCGACTAACTGGAAAAATTGAATATGGCAATCTCTGAATCACTGCCCCTTGAGACGACACAAGGCACCGTCCTTGAGTTCAAGCGCAAATTTTCAGAATTCCCAGTCACTGAGTATACGGCGATCTGCTTTATCGTCGACGCTAATGGCGTCGTCGCGCAGGACCCCGCCAGCGCAGTTGATGGATATTTTGAATTCGCCTTCCCGGCGAGCGCCTTTGACTCTCATGCCCTGGGGACTCTGTTCCTGGAGGTGCAAGCGACCGCGTTGAGCGACTCAAAGGTCTACCACGTCGAGCGATCAAGCCTGACGCTTAAACCTGGCGGCGCTTCAAACGCTGACCGACGTTCTCACGTCAAAAAGGTCCTCGACGCGCTTGAGGCTCTCCTTGAGGGTAAAGCTTCCCAAGATCAAATTAGCTACTCCATAAGAGGCCGCTCCCTTTCCCGCATGACTCCGAGCGAGCTGCTGGAGTGGCGAGACAAATACAAAAGCGAATGGGCGAAGGAACAGCGCGCAGATCGCATCAAGGCGGGTCTCGGCAGCGATGCCATCATCCGAGTGAGGTTCTAGCATGGCACTATGGGATAGATTTAAGAAGAAGCCAGCACCTCAGAAACGGAATTACGCTGCGGGACGTGTTGATCGACTGACCGCTTCGTGGACTGCGACCCCGCAGACGCCGGATCAGATCGTCGAGGGTAATCTCGTCACCCTGGTGGCTCGATCTCGCGAGCAATACGCGAACAACGACTACGCGCGACGCTTCGTCGAATTGGTCCAGAGCAACGTTGTAGGGCCTCATGGTGTGGTCATGCAGTCCAGGGCCACCAACCCCAGGGGTGGGCTCGATACCCTCGGAAATGAGGCTGTGGAGAGCGCTTGGGAGACCTGGGGGCGACGTGGATCATGCGATGTCACTGGGACGCTTTCATGGAAGCAGGCCCAGGTGATTTACATGCGAACGGTTGTCCTCGATGGCGAGTGTTTTGTCCGAAAGGTCAAAACGAAGAAAGGATTAAGGCTTCAGTTTATTGATTCCCAGCTGATCGACGTGACTTATAGGCACGACGGTCTCAAGGGCGGCAACTACATACGCGCCGGGATTGAATTCAACGAATGGGCGGAGCCGGTGGCGTATCACATCGTCACCGACAACAACAGCGGCGCCTATGTTTACAACGGGAAGAGTTACACCAGAGTCAGCGCCGAAAACATGATTCACGGCTTCTTGCCTGAGCGCATTGGGCAAAAAAGAGGCCTGCCCTGGATGTCGACAGCCCTCGCACGCATGAAGCAGTTGAACGCTTACGAGGAGGCGGCGGTGGTCGCTGCTCGCGTTGGCGCTTCAAAGCTCGGATTCTTCAAATCCAGCGATGGCGAGTCATTTACAGGCACAGATTACAACGATCAGGGCGAAATCATCACCGACGCGGAGCCTGGAACATTTCACCAGTTGCCCGCAAACGTTGATTTCACCGCTTTCGACCCAAGTTATCCGACGGGCGAGTTTGAGAGCTTCGTGAAGTCTTGTCTCCGAGGCATCTCCTCAGGCCTTGGCGTGTCCTACAACACCCTGGCGAACGATCTCGAAGGGGTCAACTTCTCATCGATCCGCGCTGGCGTTCTTGAAGACCGCGAAGCCTGGAAGATGCTCCAGGAGTTTTTGATCGACACGTTCTGTAGACCGATCTTTGAGGAGTGGCTCGCACTTTCATTGTTGACGGGAAAGATTGTCGTCCAGGGCGGCGCCTTGGGCTACTCCCGAATCGACAAATTCAAAGAGGCTACCTGGCAACCGCGACGCTGGTCATGGGTTGACCCCGTCAAGGATATGCAGGCCGCTAAGGAAGCGATCAGGCTGGGACTTCGATCACGCTCCGACATCATCCGCGAGATGGGCAAAGACCCGGACGACGTTTGGATGGAGATCAAGGCAGAGCGTGAAGTTATGAAGTCTCTGGATATCCCGATTGATAACTCGACGCAGATGAGCACCGCAGAGACGGTGAGCACCAGCGTCTCCATTGAAGCACCGGAGGGTCAAGAAATTGAAGCCCCACAAACAGAAGATTGAGCGGCGAGCCTTCACGATTGCAAAGAACGACAACGCAATCAACGAAGAAGAGCGAACCGTTGAGCTGGCCTTCTCATCAGAGGAGCCATATGAGAGAAGTTTTGGAATCGAAATCCTAGATCATTCGCCCGAGTCGATCCAGTTGGATCGTATGACGGAAGGCGGTCCGGTCTTGGTCGACCATGACCCTACTGACCACGTTGGGGTTGTGGAATCGGTGTCTGTCGATGGTGACAGGCGCGGTCGTGCGAGAGTGCGCTTCGGTCGAGGTGCCCGCGCTACCGAAATCTTTAATGACGTGGTTGATGGAATCCGACGTTCCATATCAGTTGGTTATCGCGTTCTTGACATGGTCATGGAGCGAGACGCCACCGATGGGAATCCACCTGTTTATCGCGTGAACAAGTGGCAGCCTCTAGAGATTTCTCTAGTTTCTATTCCCGCGGACGCGACTGTCGGAATTGGTCGGAGTGATGAAAACACCGAGGAAACACCAATGACCGAGGAAGTGAAATCCGAGGAGATCATTGAAGCGCCAGCCGAGGAGATTGTGGAAGAAGTCGCAGTCGCCGAGGAAGTCGCCGAAGAGGTCTCCGAGAAATCCGCCGAGATCGAAGTCAATGCGGCGCGTGAGGATGCTGTCAGATCCGAACGTAAACGCGCAGCCGATATCGCCGTAATGGGCGAGAAGGCTGGTGCGGTTGATCTCGCTAAAGAGTTTATCGACGGAGGCAAATCTGTCGATGAGTTTAACGCCGCTCTCTTAGAGCGAATGACTGAGGAATCAAAACCCATGTCCGTAGAGAAAGAAGAAGTTGGCCTGAGCGCAAAAGAAGCGAAAGAATTTTCTTTCGTCCGCGCGATCCGTGCCCTTGCAAACCCGACCGATTCGAAAGCGCAGGCAGACGCCTCGTTCGAGCGCGAAGTCTCTGAAGCCGCTGCGAAAGCATACGGCAAAGAAGTTCGAGGCATCATGGTCCCGAACGAAGTGCTCCATCGTGACCAGACCGTGGGCGTAGCCGCCGACGGCGGTAACCTGGTCGGCACCGACCACCTCGGTGCGTCGTTTATCGACCTGCTCCGAAACAAGCAGGTGATTCGCGCGCTGGGTGCCCGTAGCCTTTCAGGCCTCCAGGGCAACATCCAGATCCCCGTGCAGGACAGCGCGTCGACCGCCTACTGGGTCGGTGAGAACGCTGCTCCGACCGAGTCGAGTGCAACCTTCGCGCAGAAGTCAGCCACGCCTCACACTGTCGCAGCCTATGTCGACATGAGCCGTCGCCTGATGATTCAGTCCGACCCGTCAATCGAAGCGCTGATCCGAAATGATCTGGCTTCCGTGATGGCCCTGGCCGTTGACTTCGCCGGTATCCACGGCGACAGCGGTGCGGACGCCAACCAGCCTGACGGCGTGCTCGCATACGCGATCAACGACGTCCCGATGGGCACCGACGGCGGCGCGATTGACTGGGCCTCCATCGTCGACCTTCAGACGGAAGTGGCCGTCGACAACGCTGAATTCGGCGCGCTCAAGTTTTTGACCAACCCGAAAGTGGCAGGCGCCATGCGTCAGACCCAGAAGGTTGCTGGCGAAGCTCGCTTCCTCCTGGAAGGCGACTCACTGGCGGGGTATCCGCTGATGGTCAGCAACCAGGTCCGCAGCGACCTCGACAAAGGCGCCAGCAGCGGAGTTTGCTCCGCCCTGATCTATGGCAACTGGAACGACCTCGTGATCTGCGAGTGGTCCGGCCTTGATCTGGCCGTTGATCCGTACTCACTGAGCACGACCGGCGCTGTCCGTGTCACCGCGTTCCACGACGTCGACTTCGTTGTCCGACGTGTGGAGTCTTTCGCGGCGATCAAAGACATCACCACCGCCTAATTAGGCACGGGATAGCCCTGCCCCTTCGGGGGTGGGGCAACCCATTTTCAAAGGATAAAAAGATGGCAGTCGAAAGCGACAACGACAGACTTCAACTTCTCACTGATTTCGGCGTAGATGCAACGATCAACGCGGCGACAGTGCGAGGGATTCTCGACAGGGAATTCAAAGTCGTCGGCGATATCGAGAGCGAGTATCCCGTTTTCGAGTGCCGCTCTATAGATGTCTCAGGTGTCAATCACGGCGACACGCTTACTTATAGCGGAACCAATTACGAAGTCGTCGGAAAAGAAGATGACGGCGAGGGCTTTACAGCCTTGATCTTGATTTACAGCTAGGGGCAAAGGAATGGCAAAGCAGCCGCGACCACAAAAGATAGACGCGAACCTCTATTCTTCGGACAACTATAAGCTCTCAAAGAACGCAGCAACCACCACCCCATCCATCATTGCGCCTACCGGGTTCGAGCTCGACTTCTCGAAGGACTCGTCCGGTGCAACCATCCTTCTGGATAACGGCGACAACTTCCCAGTAAACTATCTGGAAGCGGTCGAGGGCGAATATCTGGACGAGATCTGGATTCGCACCATCAAGGGCCAGAAGCCCGTCATCAAGGGGCTCGATTGGAACAACATCACAATCGAAGACGCAGCGGCAGGTATCAGCCTTGCCAGCGCGATCACCAACCTGAATGACTACCTGACGGGCGTTATCATTGGCGCAGGCTCGAACGCGCTTGACGATCTCTCGGACGTCACTATTACATCGCCGCAGATCGATGAGGTCTTGAAGTGGAATGGCTCCGCGTGGGTCAATGACACCGACACCTTTACCGCGTCGTTTTCCCTTGAGGAGCTGACGGATACCAACATCCCAGCGCCTAATACCAACGACGTTCTCGTATTTGATGGCGCGGAATGGATTGCTGCGCCCGATCTGGACAAGGAAAACCTGTCAGAGCTTGACGACGTAGTGATCGCTGTCCCGGCTACTGGCGAAGTCCTGAAATGGGATGGCGTTCAGTGGGGCAACGCTGACGTCGACTACAGCGAAATCGTCGGGTCCTTACCGGAGTCTCAGGTCACGGCTCACGAAGCAGCGCTCTCAATCACTGAGAGCCAAATCTCTGATCTTCAGGCCTATCTGACCTCGACCGGCAGCATCGACAGTCACACCGACGTCACGGTCACGACCCCCTCTACTGGCGAAGTTCTTAAATGGGACGGCGCTGGATGGGTCAACAGTGCTGACGAGGGCGCTCTACAACTGAACGACCTTTCTGATGTTGCGACTGGCGTGCCATCTGCGGGTCAGGTACTCAAATTCAACGGCACCAACTGGATCAATGACACTGACGACAAGGTCATCAATATCGACGACATCGATGACGTCATTATCACGTCAGCATCTACGGGTCAGTTCCTTAAATTTAACGGGACGCACTGGGTTAATGTGGCGGATGCAACGCCGCAGAATATTGACGACCTGAGCGATGTCTCACTGGGAACGCCATCAACCGGACAGGTCCTCACCTACAACGGGACATCCTGGACCAACCAAAACAACGACGGATCAGGCGCGACGCAGCTCGATGAGCTGTCTGACGTCCTCATCACGTCAGCCGCGACTGGCGAGGTGCTGCGATTCAACGGCACCAACTGGGTCGACACACAGCTCGACTACGCTGACCTGGCAAACACCCCGAGCAACGTCTCGGCATTTACCAACGACGCCGGATACATCACGGGATACACCGTGACGCAGGGTGATGTCACAGCTCACGAGGCAGCTTTAACGATCACCGAGAGCCAGATATCTGACCTCGGCGCATATCTTACGAGCTTGGGCAGCATTGGCGGCCACACCGATGTCACTGTTACCGCAGCAGCTACCGGAGAAGTCCTAAGATTCAACGGGACTGCTTGGGTGGATGCGACGCTGGATTACAGCGATCTGAGCGGCACACCGAGCAACGTGTCCGCCTTCACGAACGATTCCGGCTACATAACCGGATATACCGTCACCGAGGGAGACGTCACTGCTCACGAGGCAGCCTTAAACATCACCGAAAGTCAGATCACCGATCTCCAGGCTTATCTGACCTCTTTGGGAAGTGTCAACGGTCACACTGATGTCACAGTGACCACGCCTTCGGCAGCTCAGGTGTTGCGCTGGAATGGGACTGCCTGGGTCAACGCGACCCTCGCTTATGGTGATCTCAGTGGGACACCGACTAACGTCTCAACCTTCACAAACGACAGCGGTTACATCACCGACTATACGGTGACCGAGGCCGACGTCACCAATCACGAAGCGGCTCTCACAATCACCGAGTCGCAAATCTCCGATCTCGGGGCCTATCTGACCTCGACGGGGAGCATTAATTCGCACACCGACGTTGTAATCACCACGCCATCGAATGGCCAGGTGCTGAAATACAACGGGACCAACTGGATCAACGACACCGATTCCACTGGCGGAGGTGGCGGTGCTTTGAACGACATCACCGACGTCACCATTACATCGGCGGCGACGGGTGAGGTGCTTCGGTACAATGGCTCCGCCTGGGTTGATGCGACGCTTGCCTATAGCGACCTCTCAGGGACGCCAACGAACGTCTCCACGTTCACGAACGATTCAGGATATCTCACGTCTGTCGGCTCTATCGGCGGGCATACTGATGTCACGATCACGGGCGCTACAACTGGTGAGGTTCTGAGATACAACGGCTCCGCTTGGGTTGATGCCACTCTGGCTTATGGCGACCTTAGTGGAACCCCGACGAACGTGTCGAGCTTCACCAATGATTCGGGCTACATAACGGGCTACACTGTCACAGAAGGTGACGTGACAGCTCATGAGGCAGCCCTGACCATTACCGAGTCGCAGATCAGTGACCTCGGCGCATATTTGACGGCACTAGGGCCAATCGGTGGTCATTCAGATGTCACGATCACTGCACCGACTACGGGCGAAGTCCTGCGCTGGAATGGGACCGCCTGGGTGGATGCAACTCTAGCTTATTCCGATCTCAGCGGAACGCCGACCAATGTGTCGAGCTTTACCAACGACTCGGGCTATATCACGGACTACACCGTAACGCAAGGCGACGTCACCGCGCATGAGGCGGCTCTGACGATCACGGAATCTCAGATTAGCGACCTCGGGTCCTACCTGACCTCAACCGGATCGATCAACAGCCACACTGATGTTGTGGTTACGGCAGCGGCGACTGGAGAGGTTCTCCGGTACGACGGGGCCAACTGGGTTGACGCTCAACTGGCTTATGGAGATCTGTCAGGAACACCGACCAACGTCTCCCAGTTCACGAATGACTCTGGATATATCACTGGTTATACAGTGACCGAGGGCGACGTGACTGCGCATGAGGCGGCACTGACAATCACCGAAAGTCAGATCAGCGATCTCGGCAGTTATCTCACCTCGACCGGCAGCATCGACAGTCACACCGACGTAACAGTAACGACTCCGGCAGCTGGGAATGTCCTGCGCTACAGTGGGACGGCGTGGCTAAACACAGCCCTCCCTTACAGCGATCTGACAGGCGCTCCCACGAACGTCTCAGCCTTCGCCAACGACTCGGGCTATATCACGGGCTATACCGTGACCGAGAGTGACGTAACGGCCCATCAGGCGGCACTCAGTATCACTGAGAGCCAGATTAGCGACCTTCAAGCCTACCTGACAACCCTTGGGTCGATCAGCGGGCATAGCGACGTCACGATCACTGGTGCAGCTACGGGAGAGGTTCTAAGATTCAACGGGACAGCCTGGGTCGATGCGCAACTGGCCTATTCTGATCTCACCGGAACACCGACCAATGTGTCGACGTTCACGAACGATTCAGGATATATCACCGACTACACGGTAACCGAGGGTGATGTCACTGCCCACGAGGCCGCGCTGACGATCACCGAAAGTCAGATCAGCGATCTAGGGGTTTATTTGACCTCAACGGGGTCAATCAATAGCCACACCGACGTTGTTATCACGACCCCCAGCAATGGGCAGGTTCTTAAGTACAACGGCACGAACTGGATCAACGACACCGATGCCACTGGTGGCGGAGGTGGAGCGCTTAATGATCTGACTGACGTTACGATCTCTAGCGCCGCAACTGGCGAGGTCATCCGCTACAACGGATCTGCGTGGGTCGATACGCAACTGGCTTACTCGGACTTGTCCGGTACGCCGACAAACGTGTCGACCTTTACGAACGACTCTGGCTACCTGACGACCCTCGGGTCCATTGGCGGCCATTCGGACGTAACCATCACTGGCGCGGCATCTGGCGAAGTGCTCCGGCACAACGGGACAAACTGGGTCGATGCAGTTCTCGACTACAGCGACCTCAGTGGCACACCGACAAACGTGTCGACGTTTACGAACGACTCGGGCTACATCACCAGTTATACAGTGACCGAGGGAGACGTTACAGCCCACGAGGCGGCTCTCACTATAACTGAGAGTCAGATTAGTGACCTTGGTTCCTATATCACTTCGACTCAAGCGGCTGACATCAATATGGCCGGATTTGATCTCACCGACGTTCACGAGATCAAGATCGACGCCATCCCTGATACAGATGCAACGGCCAACGGGTTTACGTTTAATGACCTGAGCGCAGGTCAAACGCTCGCAATGGGTGATCTCGTTTATCTGAACGGGTCGGCGCAATGGGTTGACGTTGACGCATCCGCGTCTGCTACCGCTGGGCCAGTGATGCTTGCTTGCGCATTAGAGGCGGGCACCGCATCGAACCCGGTGAAAGTGACGGCTGGACCGGCTGTTATAAGAAATGATGCTTGGGCGTGGACTGTTGGTGGGATTCTCTATGTGTCTGAGACCGCTGGGGAGTTCACCCAGACGGCACCAACGACTTCGAATGCAATCGTAAGGGTTGTCGGCTACGCTTTATCGGCCGATGTTATTTATTTTGATCCGGATAAAACTTGGGTGACGGTGGCATAGTATGGCTAGCACTCTTCAAGCCGCACTTACTGGTATTTCAGGCACTGTTGGCCTCACTACTGATAGTACGCCGGGAGAATTAGAAAATTCAGTTTTAGGAACTCCTAGCATACAAAACACGACAGTTTATAGCGGCGATTATGCTTATCAACTTTCTAATAACGCAACTAATCAACTTATACAAAAAGATTTTACCGTTATGTCTGGTGGAGTTCCGACTGCTATATCAAACGGAGAATCTTATACTTGGATTATCAATGTAAGGCTTACTGATACAACTCCGTCTACTGAACAAGAAATTTTTGATTTTTCTGGTAATTTTGATATACGATTAAACACAAACGGTGATCTTAGAGTGTTTGATAGCACCGCCACAAATATTCTTACCGTGTCAAATCCTTTTACAGTAAACACATGGCATAGCGTTAGAGTTGATGCTGTTTTATCTAACACAGTAGGAGAAGTTAGAGTAACTGTTGATGAAGGATTAGGCGGAACACCACAGACAAGCGATGCTAATAATGATACATTTAATAGCACGGCAACCACAAGTTTGGGTTGCTGGGGTCTTGATTCAGGAGACGGTGATATTTACATTGACTCATGGGTATGTTGGAAAACCTCTCAGTTAGTAGAAACAGACATACCGAAAGGTATTGCTGTCAGTAAAACATATCTTACTGGCGACAATACAAGTCAAGATGCGGGTGATGCATGGGATTCTGGGACATGGGATCTCATAGATGAATTGCCCTTTGACGAGACGTCTCCCGCATGGAGTGTAAGTGCCGCCTCCACAGACACAAACGGGGAATATATTGCAACTGATGCTGACGGAGCAACCATAAACAGTGGTCGTGCTGGACCAAGCGGGGATACATTTACACCAGCATTAGATTCAATTTTTGCCGCTAAGATGGCTGGATTTGTTGGTAGAGGAACTGGATCAGGCACAACGCACACTTTTTGTTTGGACAAATATCCCGGTGATAAAAACGAAGTTACGGGAATACCAGAATCAAGCAATTTGGGTTTATCAACTTCTGTCGAGTATCGTGAGTTTTTACACGAAAATGCTACCTATCTTCCATCAACTAGCGATTATATTAGATTTGGTATTAGAAGAGGATCAGGTGGCCAAGATTTTGATGTTTATTCATTAGGCGCAGTTGTGCTATATGAACCTGCTTATGCTTCTGGCTGGACCGGAACAGTGATAGGCACAACCAATCCGGGCGCGGTGAATCCGACTCTGGTGGCAAATATATCCAACGTCTCCGGGGTTGCTTAGTTTTATCCCCTGCGTCAATTCTATTTTCTAGCAAAAAGGTCTTTGAATGTCCCACGCGAGACAACAAATTCGAGAGGCAGTGGTTGCAGCAGTGACCGGGCTGACGACTACGGGGTCGAATGTTTACGAGTCCCGAATCTTCAACCTGGATCCTGCAAACACCCCTGCTCTTAATGTAGTTACCACCAGCGAAGAGGTCGACGAAGAGATGAGCTCTCGATCATCCTCCGGCTTCCTGCTGGTCAGAGAGCTCGGCGTTGAGATCAGCGCTTTCGTTATGGCTTCGAGCGATAGCGATGACCTGGTCGATACCGTTTGCGCCGAGGTTGAGGCGGCCATTGCTGGCAATGCTGCCCTCCAGGCACTCGTCCAGGAAATCACTTTGAGATCAACTGAGATTGAGCTGCTGGCGGAGGGAGAGAGGCCAATCGCAAAAGCTGCAATCACCTTCGAGGCGATCTACACGACCCTCGAAAACGACGCCGAGGTAATCGTATGAAATTGACCAACGGAAAAACCGTTATCGAAGTTCACCCATCCAATGAGGACAACATGATCCGCAAAGGATGGAAACCAGTGGAGGAAACTCCGAAACCCAAAGCCAAGAAGAAGCCAAAGGTCGACCCTGAAGTGGCTGAATTCGACGGCATCATTGAAATCGTGCACGAGGAAAAGTAAATGGCAACGACACACGGAAAAGGTGGCAAGGTCTTCCTTGACTCCAACCAAATTGCGGAAGTTTCCGCGTTCACCCTGAACCGCAGCGCGGACGTGGCTGAGTCCACCGCCTGCGGCGATCAAGCGGCCTCCTTCATGGTCGGCATCACCCGCGGCGATGGCTCTATCACCTGCCACTGGGACGCAACCGATTCGACCGGCCAGGAAGCTCTGGCAGTTGGCTCCCTGATTACCCTCAAACTGTATCCAGAGGGTGACTCCACCGGCGACGTGGAATATTCCATGAGCGCGTGGATCACCTCCGAGTCCATCTCGGTGGCGATGGCCGACATCGTCTCACGTGAATACGCCTTCAGCGTTGACGGCGTGGTCACTCAGGGAACCGTCGCCTAATAAGGCGGTCCTTTCTTATTTCACTTTTTTTATTGAGGAGTTTCTCAAATGGCTAAAGATGCAACGCTCGATCTGTTGCAAAGGAAATTTCGAGAGAAATTAAACAACGACACTAAGGTTGTAGACCTTCGAGAGATCGACCCCGACCTAGACGAAGTCTGGCACTTCAAAGCAGCAACCGGAGTCCAGGCTGACCACATCATCAGGAAGATAAACGCTGGCGACTTCTTCGCCGCCCAGGTGGAAGCGATCTTCTGGCGATGCTACACCGAAGAAGGCAAGAGACGATTCCGTCAGGCTGACAAAGAGCAGCTGCTCAAGTTGGACCCTGAGTTCGTTTCTGCAATCTCGGAAAAAATCGGGGCATTTGAGGATATCGCACCCGACCCAGAGGAGCTGAAGGGAAATTCCTCCTCGACGGAGAGCTAAGAGCATACTTTGAAGTCGCTCTAAGACTGGGCAAAACCGTCGAAGAAGTAAAGACCCAGATGACGCCTCTGGAGTTCCGCTCCTGGGTTGCGTATTTCAATTTCAAAGCGGAAGAAGAGGAGCGCCACAGGCGCAGACGTTAATCAAGAGAGGGAGCCTTCGGGCTCCCTTTTCTTTTGAAAGGAACCCAAATGGCCGGAAACATTAACAAGATTTATATCGACCTCAAGGGTCGAGATAAAACCGGCAAGGCTTTTTCGAGCGCCCAGAAACGTATCGGCAGCCTAATGACAAGCCTCAAAGGCTTGATCGGGATTTATGCCGCTCTAGCTGGCGCAAAATGGATTATCAGAAGCGCTGACCAGTTCAAGATGCTGGAGGCGCGAATCCAGAAAGCCTCAAAAGGTTTAGGCGATTGGGAGCGATCCTGGCAGGCGATCTTCGCCATCTCCCAAAAGACCGGGACAGAATTTGAAAGCACCGCGAAGCTCTTTGAAAGCTTGTCGCGTGCAGCACCTGACATCGGTGCGACACAAGAGCAGATCATCGCCATCACGGAAAACCTCCAGATGATGGCCGTGACCTCTGGTGCGTCAGGCGAAGAAATGAGGAACGCCATGCGCCAGTTAGGTCAGGCAGTGGCTGGCGGCGTTGTGCGAGCGGAGGAGTTCAACTCCATCCTTGAGAACACGCCGGAGATCGCGAACCAGATCGCAGCAGCGCTGGGCAAGACCCCTGGCGAGCTTCGCAAGATGGTTGTCGAGGGGGAGTTGACCTCTAGGGAATTGGCGAACGCCATCCTGGCCCAAACCGACATCATCCGCGCGGACTTTGAAAAGATGCCGCTCACGGTAGAGCGCTCGATGACCATGGTCTCCAACTCGGCAAAGATGCTGGTCGGGACCATGATGAGCGAGACCGGGGATGCGGTCGGCGGACTGGCCGTCCTTCTGAGCGGAGTCTCAGCCGCGATCGATGTCATTGCTCTATCAATCAAGAACGGCGATTTCAAACGCAAGTTTGAAGAGCTGATGACCCCGGTGGTCGCGGTAAAGGACGCTCTCGTTCTGATTGTTGGCGAGGTCGTAAAAATCAGCGAGAAACTCTGGGAGGCCACTGAGCCTGCGAGAGAGGTGTTCGGCGATGTCATGGTCGCGACGATCTTGGCAGTGGCCGCCACCATCGAAAACCTCATCGGCACCGTTGGCGGATTGATCGCCATCTTTGCTGAGTGGTCGTCAGGCTCCATCAGTGCCACCGAGGCCATTAAGAAGGCTATAGGGTTCGTCCAGTATCAGGGCGAGCAACTCTGGGACTCTCTGAGCAGCATCGCTTCGGGGATGTCCCATCTTTGGGATGGTCCGGCCAAGATGCTTGAAACAGTTTTCTTCTCGGCCAAGACCAAAGTCGTCGCGATGTTCGAGTCGATGAAGGTCACGATCAATAATATCTGGACCGCTGTCACGGATCACGCCACAGCCGCCTGGGAGGGCGCTGTAGACATTTTTACGAGCATCGGCGACAAGGTAGTCGCGGCAGTTCTAAAGCCGATCAAGTGGCTTAGGAAAGTCCTCCCGGAGTCGTGGCGCGACACCTTCGATGAAATGGTTGGAATCACCGAGGAAGGCCGGGCAGAGATCAACGCGCAGGGCGAGGGAATCGTCAAGGACGCAGTCGGTAACACCTGGGCCAGAGACTTCGCTGATGGGCTTTCAGAGTGGTTCGGCATCTCCAAAGCCACCATGATCGAAAACATGGAAGGCGCCCGCAAGGAAGTAAAACTTCTCGGCGAGGAAATGGTGAATGATGCCTATGATTGGGCTGGAAACTTCGCCAAAGCGACACAGGGGATGTTTGATGATATCGCTGGCGGTATCGGCGATGCGTTCGGCAACCTCTTCAAAGACATCGCGAACGGCAACAAGGACGCACTCAAGAATTTCGGCAAGGCGCTAAAAGATACAGTCATAGATGCCATCGCTGGCGGCATCAAGGAAGTTATCACCAACCGCCTAAAGGATGCTTTCGCCGGTATCGGTGAGAAGATCTTTGGTGGCATCGCTGGAAGTATCGGAGGCGGCGGCAGCGGCGGCGGATTTATTGGATCCATAGCCTCCAAGGTCGCGGGCGCTCTAGGCCTTGGCGGCGGTGGCGCAGTTGCAGGCCATCGAGCTGTCGGCTTGTTTGCAAACGCAGCGGGCTCTGGCGGTGGCGGTATGGCCGGAGCTGGAGGAATCATCTCCAAGATCAGCGGAGCTATCAGCAAGGGCTTCTCTGGCGTCTCAAGCGCTTTAAGCGGATCTGGCGGCGCCTTAGCTGGCGCAGCAGGCATCGCAGGTATAGCAGCCATCGCAGGCTTCGGATTCATGAAGTCCGCAAAGTATAAGAAACTCCTTAGAGGCCGATTCGAGGAGGCCATGTCAGACCCGGTCATATCCGGCAACGTGGCAAGCGAATCCTTGGGTGCTGGCTTCAAGATTCTAGGGGAGAAAGGCGAGAGGACATTTGTCCAGCTGGGCAAGGCGACCTCCAAATACTTTGATGACCTGCAGGTGAAAGGTCGCGGCGCCTTCGGTGGCGACGAGGCTGACATCTTCGGCTCGATGAAGTTCGGGCTCGCCGAAATGAAGGATGAATTCGGCAACGTAATATACTCTGTTAAAGAGTTCCAGACCCTAATGGACGAGCTGTCCATCACTCAACCGCTGATTGACGCGGTCGAGCAAATGGACGGCCTCGGTCAAGGGTTCAAGGGCGAGCTGTCGGATATGCAGTTGGCGGTCGAGATGTTCGTCATGCAGGAACATCAGATGGCTCAGGCCACTGAGGCGATGGCAGACGGGTTCATCTCCAAGGCTGAGGCGATGTCAATGGGCTTCGGTCAATTCGCTGACAGCACGGCTGAGGACTTCAAGAAGTTCCTCGATTCAGCCCTCTACTCAGCTTCCGGGTTGACAAAGATGGGCTCTGCTGGCGTCAAGGCTCTGCAGGATATTAATCTGAGCAGTCGGCAAGCATCCCAGGCGATGTCTGATGGCTTTGTGTCGTCGACCGAACTGGCCAAGATGGGCCTGAGCGGTCTGCGCGAGATGGGATCGGCGGCATTCATGCAACTGGTCACAGCAGCGCAGGGAGCAGCTTTCGCGGCTCGAGACTTTGGCGATGCAACAGCAAGCGCAGCAAGTTCGGCGGCGGGAGCGATTGGCGGCGCGGTCAGTGCGATGAACTCGTACACCAGAGCGGCCCAGAACGCGGCCAATACCGCGCAGCACGCGATCAACGTCAGTCAAGCAGCTAAGTTGCCGGGCTTTGCAACTGGTGGCTCGTTCACCGTTGGCGGCAAAGGAGGGGTCGACACGAACGTCGTCGCCTTCCGTGCAACCAAGGGCGAGAAGGTCACTATCGAAACCCCAGAACAGCAGAAGGCATCGTCAGGTGCAGAAGCGACGCACTCGCTCCTGGCTGAGATCGCCGAAAGCATCAGAAGGTCAGACGCGAACAACGTGCGAGCAATTCAGCGAGCGCAGTTTGCAGAGGCCGCCAATTCGAGGCACTAAATGGCAATATCAGACGCTCAATATCAGGCTTGGCTCTCAGATGATGAAGCAGAGCGCCTGATCCTTGCCGAGATTAAGGTCTATAGCGGGGGCTCCGAGGTGACCCGGTACGTTGGAAGCGACTACTTCAACACCGGGGCCTCGGACACTCCTCCGAACCAGGCTTATAACGGAGTATTGTCTGGATCGCCCTTCTTCACCTCTCGGATGGCTGAGATGTTCTCTGGGAGATCGTTTGTCTCCTTCGGTTCACTTACATTTGACAACAACGACGGCGAGCTGGATTCCTGGATCGAGGACAGCTTCGACGGTCGTGATATCACAGTTAAATTCGGCGATCCCAACTGGGAGATCGCTGACTTTCGCACAGTTATCTCTGGCGTGTGCGAGAAGCTCATCATCCAATCGGACAGTGAGCTTGAGTTAGTAATCAGAGATCGACAGCGGTTACTAGATAGACCCATTCAGGAAACCTTGATCGCGTCTGGCCCTAATGCCGACAACGTCGTCCCGCTTTGTTATGGCGAGGTGAAAAACATCACCCCCGTCTTGATAGACGACACGACGCACGAGTATCAGGTGCATGAAGGGGTCATCCAGGACATAACCGCAGTCTACGAGGATGGGGCCGCCACCGCCTTGACGGTCACGAAAGACCTAGCGAATGGCAAGTTCACTCTCAGCGCAGCGCCTTCGGGCGCTTTGACTTGCGACGTGCAAGGGGATGCAACCGGGGGATACAGCGCCGCCCTTGCCGACATCATCGAGCGAGTCGTAACGCGAGAAATAGCGTCAGTGGACGCCACTGCCAAGGCCGCCTTTGCTATAGCCGCCCCGTATGACTGCGGTCTTTACATTAAGGATCGGGAGAACCTTCTGGACGTTCTCGACTCGATCTCTAACGGCTGGTATTACGGATTCACCCGGAGCGGTGCGTTCGTCTACGCAGTCCTCGATGAGCCCGCCTCCCCTGTCGCGGACATCGACAACCTTGAGACTTACAACAGCCTTGAGGTCTATAAGGCGGATACGCCCACCTGGCGGCAGCGTGTGGGCTACGAGAAGAACTGGACCCCCAACAGTGATCCAGCCAGCTCAGTGTCGGAAGCGCATCGAGCCTGGATAGCTGAAGAGTTCTCGAAGGTCGAAAAGTATGAGGACGCGAGCGTTAAAACCGCTCACCTCTCAGCTCAAGACCCGGACGTTAAGCCCTCCATCATAAAGAGCCAGGCAGACGCGGCAACCGAGGCGCAAAGGCTCCAGACGCTCTATGGAGTTCAACGATTCCTATATCGGGTCCAGGCGTTTACCGCTCCCTACCAGATAAGGATCGGCGACTCGATCACGCTGTACGACGACAGATATGACTTAAGCGCTGGAAAAGTGTGCCTGGTAGTTGGGATCACCGAGTATCTACTCGATAACAAAATTGAAATTGAGGTCTGGCGCTAATGGGCAAGCTTCTCGGAAAGTCTTGGACTGATGACAATGCCATCACAATCACATCTGAAGCGGGAACCTATCTAAAGGAGAACCTTCAGAATGTGCAGCCAGGGAAGATCTGGCGCTCGACTGATCTGACGGATCAAGTCATCACCTGCAACTTCGGGCAACAGCGCGAGACCACCGGCTTCGCCATTTACGCCCACAACTTCAGCGACACGTCTGAGATAACGTTCGAGGTGTTCAAGGACACTGGGCTGACCAATCTTATCTACACCACGACCTTCCCCGGCACGACCCCCGTCTACGGTTGGGGAACGCAGCCCCTGGGTCTCTACGGTCTCGGCGGATACTCTGACGAGGGGATCGTTCAAACGTTCTCGACGCACTGGACTTCTAGCGTAGTCGTTGGGCAATCCATCCGAGTCACAATCAGTGACCCATCCAACCCGGACGGATACATCGAGGCAGGGCGCCTGAAGATAGGCGCTGCGGTCGACGTTCCATTCGCTCCAGGCTATTCGATGGGCTTCGCGGAGCAGACATCACTCACCCGGACAAGGGGCGGAGCGCTTAGATCAGACAATCGACCATCCTATCGGTGGGCCACGATTGACACGACGCTCCTCGACATCACCGCCGAGGCCCGGCTGATGGATTTGTTCGAGGCAGTTGGGCGCAGGTCGGACGTACTCTGGACCGCCTTCCCAGGTGAGTCCAACACGCGCGAAAGGCGCAACACCATCCTGGGCCGCATCACCTCCGGTGGCGGTTCATCCATTACAAACGAAGGGGCGACAGCATCCTTCACGATTGAGGAAGCGCTCTAATGGCACTAGCTACGGACTACACAATCGACCAGATCATCGCATTACCGCAAGGCACGACGCCCTGGTACGATCAATTTGTCGACGCGATGAAGCACATCAAAAACACGCAGGACGACGTTTCATCGCTGTCAGGTGGTGGCGAACCCGGCTTCGGTGCGCTGATAGACACCAGATGGTTCATCGTCGACAGTTCTGGATCAACCACGACCTACACCGCGACCACCGACCCGGCTGCTTCGGCATCGGACTCCATCCCCACGGGGTATATGGTTTTGTTTGACCCGGTCAACGCTAACACAGGGGCAAGCACGCTCAACATCGGGAGTGTCGAGGGTGCGGTCAGCATCAAGAAAATCCAAAACGGGTCAAAGGTCAACCTCAACTCTGGCGACATGGCCGACCTTACCCTGATCGCTTTCGATGGGACCGACTGGCTCTTTGTTGGCGGAGGTTCTGGGGGCGGAGGCGCTACAGGCGCGGGGTCTGACGAGATCATTTACGAGAACGACCAAACTAACACAGGCTCCTACACAGTCAGCTCGAACATGAACGGCCTAACCGCAGGCCCTTTCACGGTTGCAGCTTCCACCACCATCACAGTCCCGACTGGTTCAGTCTGGGTCATCGTTTAAGAGGCAAACATGAGCAAGATCGAAGTTAAAGACATTGACACGCCCTCTGGCGAATCGACTATGACTATCGGTGGGACGCACTCCTCGATAATCGACCTCAGCGCTACCACGCTCAACATCGGAAAGTCTGGCGGCACCGTAAGCCTAGCCGCGGGCGCCGAAGCGTTCGGATTCGGGAATATTGTCAACGTATGGAGGCAGAGCGACGCGACCCCGATCACAACTCAATCAACGACTTGGCAGGACACAACCATCGATTTCAGCGTAACTCCCAAGTCCGCAAGTAACACGATTGTCTGGTTTATTGAGTCAAGCGACAAGGGAACCACCGGTCAGCAGTCGATGCTTTACAGGATCACCCTTGGCGGCGTTCAGGTCGGCTCGGATCAGGACGGAGGCTATGACGACACCCAGGGCGAAATGTATTGGTTTAGGTTCGGATCAGCGGGCACCACGTCCACGGTCGCCGGGAAAATGCAGGTCAGAGCGGCCAACGCCGTCGCTTATAACGCATATCACTACTGGGCGGAATTGCTTGCCCTGGAGGTAACAATCTAATGACCAGCATCTTGAAAGTAGACCAATTACAGGGCCAGTCGGGGACGACTATTACAGTCCCATCAGGCACGACGCTAGATGTCCAAGGTAACGCCACCGGCGTCGAGTCCGGGATTGTCAACGTCATGTATTACACATCTTCCGGCACATGGACCAAAGCAACCCGAGAAGCGGCCCTCGGCGTCACGCTTAAAAGGGTTTATGTGCAAGTGCAGGGCGGAGGCGGCGGAGGTAACGAGTCCGGGACCACATCGGAACGCAAATGCGGAACGGGCGGAGGATATGCCGCAAAAATGATAGACCTGACCGGCATCACATCGGCAACGATCACGGTCGGATCTGGCGGCGCTGGCGGTGTCAACACTACCGGAAACGATGGTGGAGACAGCATATGGTCTGATGGCACTAACACTGTCACAGGTGGAGGCGGGTACGGGTCAGTCGCAGGAGCCCCGCCCGCTCGATCCACCGCGAGCGGCGGCGACTTCAATCAGCCAGGGCAGTTTGACACCGGCAGACTTGGGAGCGCCTCATTCTTGGGCCTGGCCGTAGACGAAAGGCTAACTGCTAGCGATACACCAGGCACCGCATATTACGGCGCTGGCGGGGCTTGCAAAGACGGGGGTGGCACCGCAGGCGCCGGTGGGGACGGGATTGTTATTGTTTGGGAGATCGCTGGATGAGATACGCGCAAATAGTAGACGACAAGGTCGTAAATATCATCTTATGGGATGGAGAAGGAAGGCCACCGATTAAGGCTGGTTATCTCGTGCTATGCGAAGGGGTGGAAAATGCCCAGATCGGCGGAACACGAGTGAATGGCGAATTCCTGCCAAGACAGTTGACCGCCGCAGAACAAGCGGCCACGCAAGCGCGACAGGCCCTGCTTATGGCTCAGGAAGCATCGCGCATATCTGCGCGGGCAAAACTAAAGGCTGGCCCCAAAGGCTTGACCGATGAAGAACTGGAGGCTCTCGGCTTATGAGCGAAATCAAAGTCAATAAGGTTGTACCTCGGGTAGCGGCTGGCAACGTTCAACTGGGCAACTCCGGGGATACGCTGACAGTTGCGAGCGGCGCAGACCTCATCATCGGCGGCGACCTAATCATCCCTTCGGGCGGGACAATTACCGCCCAGACCGGCTCAGTCTTGAACGGTGTCGGTAAGGTTGCCAACGTCACAGCGTGGTCTTACACCTCGACCGTGGTACAAAGCGCGACAAGCCCAGCGGATGTCACGGGATATTCTCTGGACTACACCCCTGCAGACTCTAGTAATACGGTCGTATTCACGGGTCAAGTTCAATTCAGCGGTATAAGAACTGACCAGTCTACACCCGAGGCTAATTTCGAGTTCTATCGAGACGGCGGCGCGACTGGGATTAAGTCGCTTTTAAACCGTGGGAGGTTCGGCAACACGGCGGAGAACCATCAACTGTATATAAATGTCCCGCTTATTGGGGAGGATTCGCCCGCTACAGCGTCACAAGTAACATACACCCTCCGCGCGTGGACAAATGCGGATGACATCGAGGTGGAATACTTGTCGGTCATATTGTTCGAGATAACCCCCTAGAAACGCCCCAGGAGGCCATTTACGGCCCCTAGGGCTCACCCCCTTTTTGGCCCTAGGGTCAATTCTATTCCACTTTAGGAGGCGCCTACAGTGCGCTTTATGGCATCACTCGCCCTCTCGGCAGTCCTGATCGGTAGCGCGGCGGCAGACGATAGCCTCCACGGCTCGCGGGCTTCGTTTTTGTTCAAGGCTCGAGACATCATGACTCTCGGATACCTGAACGAGACCCAGGACCGGATGGCTGCAACAGAGCATCTGATGGCTCAAGCCAGGGACACCCACGTTTACCTTTACACGAGGAACGACGATACAAGGACCTTCGGGATCAGTCATATCCGACCCGGAGCTGACTGGGAAGCAAAGCTCGACAGACTCAACGCTAAGGGCTTCAAGCCGATCCTATGGCTCACTCCTGACGACTCACCCAGCATCCAGCGAGCATCCATCGAGGAGCATAAGGCGCACTTTCGGGAGATGGTTCGCAGATTTGATGGAAGGGTTGCGGGTTATGTGACGGCCCTAGAGGTCTACGAGACCTGGGACCATGCAACCGCGCAGGCCATGACCCGATATCTGAAGAGCCTAACCAGTAAGCCCGTCGGCGTCCATATGACTGACGGCGTTGGGGGAATCAGGGGGGACGTTCGCTACTACGCCGGCGCTGATTACATCTACCTCCAGACCGGCTTCAATAAGAGCCCCGAGCAAGTGGCCGCAATGGTCGCTCAGGCGAAGAAGCTAGGCATCCCTGTAATCCTCTCTGAGTATCACTTAGACAGCGACAGCGCAGAAGCGAAGGCTCTGGGGGCGGCAGGCTGTGCAGCGGGAGCGGTGGGAACTGGTAACGGCGCACCGGCTGGAGTCTATTGCGGAGCACCTCAAAAAGAAGAAGAAGAGGACTTCGCAGACAAGCATGGCAAGAGCATCGGCCTCGCTGCCGTCGTTCTTGCTGGCGGTTTCATCATTTACAAGATGATGAGCCAGAGCGACTACCAGGGTCGACTCAACTTTAGCCTGGATGGTCAGGATGACTACCTGAATGGCGCCCTCTCCTTTGACGCAAGCGAGAGGACCACGGTTGGCCTTCAGTTCGACAACGAAGGTCGTCATATGGGATTTTTCAACTTTAGATTTTAACGGGGGATAGATGAGGGTATTTGTTTTGCTTGCTGCCCTGCTTTTGACAGGATGCAGCACCCTCCTCCCTAGCGTTGCCACGACGAGCGCATCGGCAGCTGTAGGATGCGTCGCTGGTGGTCCGCTGGGTTGCGTTGCGGGCGCAGCTGCGGGAGACGCGGTGGGAGAGTTGTTATTCAGGGAGGAGCCGAAGGTGAGAACCCTTTACGGCCTGCTCGATGAATTGGTGGAGACCGCTGGATGGGTCCTCGCGGCATATATCGGAGCATCGGTGGGCTTGCCCTTCCTGCTCGGGTGGATTCTGCCTCAGGCTAAAAGGAGGCGGAAAGATGTCAGCTC